GCTCCGTCTTAATCAGTGGGTTAAACAAGCTGTACGTTGGATGCCAATGGCAAAGTGGGATGCCTGTGCATTCCCGGTTGATGCTGACAGCTTAGAAGGGCGGGTATGCTATGGTGGGCTTGATCTTTCCTCTACAACGGACATTACAGCTTTTGTGCTGGTATTCCCACCACAGAACGAGGACAAGTATGAGATACTTCCATTTTTCTGGATGCCGGAGGATAACATTGATCTCCGAGTACGTCGTGACCATGTCCAGTACGACCTCTGGGTAAAACAGGGACACCTTATGACGACAGAAGGAAATGTTGTGCATTACGGCTTTATTGAAAGCTTTATTGAGCAACTCGGAATGAAGTATAACATCCGGGAAATTGCCTTTGACCGATGGGGAGCTGTTCAGATGACACAGAACCTTGAGGGTCTCGGGTTTACAGTCGTTCCTTTCGGACAGGGCTTTAAAGATATGTCTCCACCTACCAAGGAACTAATGAAGCTGACACTTGAACAGAAAATTGCCCATGGTGGTCACCCTGTACTCCGTTGGATGATGGATAACATCTACATCAAGACTGATCCAGCTGGGAACATAAAGCCGGATAAGGAGAAGTCAACTGAAAGGATTGATGGAGCTGTTGCTACCATTATGGCTCTTGATAGAGCAATTAGGAATGGTAATAACACAGAAGGGTCGAGCGTTTATGATGAAAGAGGTCTACTTATTATTTGATTTAATATGATGGTGTTGGACATTTTATGATATTATATTTAAAAAAAGAGGTTTGATCAAATGAGCGAAGATAAACTGATGAGCGAAAATAAACTGAAAAAATATCTAGGGGATAAGTACACAGATAATCCCATTATCAATTTCCTATTATATTGGTCAATTGGAAACGATACATGTCCAACACCAAAGAGGGTATTTGGTAAGGAATATAATGACTTATCAATGGAAGAAAGAGAAAAACTGAAAGCTATAAAGAATGAATGGCGAAAGATGAATGATCTAGATTGCATTTGGCTTGATGGGGACTTAAATGCAGACACCATTTTTTCATTATGGACGCCGCTTAAAATGGTTTTAGAGTGCTTAACAGATAAAAAATTTTATAAGGTGGATAAGTATAGTTTGAACCCGAACAATCACTTAGAGGATATTATGAAAAATATTGATACTTACTTACCACGAGGCGATCAATTAGTGGAAGAACTATACAAGCTAGCTTCATTAGCTTCAACAAGAGCCAATGTAATGAGGTTACATAATCGCGGGATGCAAAAACGCGGTATCGAAGAAAAAATAGGCGGTCAGTACAAAATTGTAGAATCATTTTATGAGCAAATGCCAAGAACGCTTTATGAGTGTTTTGATGGTGGCGAATTTCGTAATAAGTTTAAGCATAGAGAGTATTTCAAAAATGATAATGAACTTATCGAGTGGATTAATTCACAAAAATTAAAGGTATTTTTTGTAGAATCAATAATTTCAAAAGAATCAATTAAGCCATTGATAAAAAGAATGAAACCTTATGAGTCGGAATGGTTAACTAACAAAGAGGAATTAATGGAAATGTTGGAAAACTACAACTTTATACTAGAAGAACGCCAAAAATTAGTTTAGCCAGATAATGAATCATTGAATCAAATAAGCATCTATCAAATGGTAGGTGCTTTTTTCATGCCTATTTTCGGAGGTGAAAACCCATGATAAACCCGCTAAAAGGATTGTTCCGCTCCCGTGATAAGCCTAAAAATCGTATTGGCAGCGCATTTTCGTTTCTGTTTGGCAGTACTACCAGTGGTAAGACAGTTAATGAACGGACTGCAATGCAATCAGCTGCAGTGTATGCCTGCGTGAGGATACTATCTGAGGCTATAGCTGGACTTCCGTTACACGTTTATCAGTACCGAATGGACGGAAGCAAAGAACGTATACCACAACATCCGCTATACTATCTGCTTCATAATGAGCCTAACCCAGAGATGACTTCATTTGTGTTCCGAGAAACACTGATGAGTCATCTTTTACTTTGGGGCAATGCCTATGCGCAGATATTGAGGAACGGTCGTGGACAGCCAATCGCACTATATCCTTTGCTTCCAAACAAAATGAAAGTAAGTCGAGCTTCAAACGGAGAATTGGTATACACCTACCGCAGAGATTTCGAAGAAAGTCGGATCAATCCCAACAGCGGAACAGTGATACTCCGCAGAGATGAAATACTCCACATACCCGGACTCGGATTTGACGGTCTCATCGGATACAGTCCTATTGCTATGGCTAAAAACGCCATCGGCATGTCGCTTGCGACTGAAGAATACGGTGCTTCATTCTTCGCAAACGGAGCAAATCCAGGTGGTGTGCTGGAGCATCCCGGTGTAATCAAGGATATCCAGAGAGTCAAGGACAGCTGGAACAGCGCCTATCAAGGCAGTGGAAATGCCCATAGAATCGCTGTGCTGGAGGAAGGAATGAAGTTTCAGGCAATCGGTATTCCTCCGGAGCAGGCTCAATTTTTGGAGACACGTAAATTCCAGATTAACGAAATTGCAAGGATATTCCGTATACCTCCTCACATGGTGGGTGACCTTGAAAAGTCCAGTTTCTCCAACATCGAGCAGCAATCGCTGGAGTTCGTAAAATACACGCTTAACCCATGGGTGGTGCGATGGGAGCAGAGTCTTCAGCAATCGTTACTCTTGCCATCTGAGAAGAACTCAATCTTCATCAAGTTCAATGTTGACGGTCTGCTTCGTGGTGACTACCAGAGCCGGATGAACGGATATGCAGTTGGACGGCAGAATGGCTGGCTGTCAGCGAATGATATTCGGGAGCTTGAAGATATGAATCGTATCCCTGCTGAGGAAGGCGGAGACCTGTATCTGGTGAACGGTAACATGCTCCCTCTTTCACAGGCAGGCAATTTTTATCAAAAGGAGGTTAACAGCCAATGAGGAAATTTTGGAATTGGGTACGAGATGAAACTACCGGAGAACGCACCTTATACCTCAACGGAGAAATTTCAGACGAGACCTGGTATGGCGACGAAGTGACGCCAAAGATGTTCAGAGACGAACTGATGGCAGGCACAGGTGACGTCACGGTTTGGATTAACTCGCCAGGCGGGGATGTGTTTGCGGCTGCACAGATATATAACATGCTGATGGATTATACCGGCAAGGTCACAGTTAAAATTGATGGTCTTGCTGCAAGTGCCGCTTCTGTCATTGCTATGGCAGGCGGTGATGTATATATGTCACCGGTATCCATGATGATGATCCATAATCCTTCGACAATAGCCATCGGTGATAGCGAGGAAATGCTCCGCCCAAGGCCTTGCTGGATGAGGTCAAGGAAAGCATCATCAACGCATACGAACTGAAGTCAGGCCTTTCGCGAGCAAAGATCTCCCATCTCATGGACGCTGAGACATGGATGAATGCGAATAAGGCTATTGAACTCGGATTTGGTGCTGTTCAAAGCACATCCATGATATTGCAAAGTGCTCAATGCGTTTTATTCGCGAGGATGATATTCATAAGGCATTTATTACGATGATCAACAAGCTTATCTTCGGACACGAGTTTATCCTAAAGCCATTATTAAAGAGCTTGCGATCTTTGAATTATTCAGCAAACCTGACCGAAATACTGGAGCTTGAGCAAATGTTGGAGGAAAACATGGAGCGAAGCCGGGTATTGACAAACCTACTAACCAAGGGGTACCTTTCCTCCTCCTTGTTCAGCGAACAAAGCAATAAACTGCGAGCAGAAGCAGCTATGTTAAAGGAGAAGAAAAAATTGCTTTCCCGCAGTTTGAATAGTGGTATGACCGCTGTATCTGAAGTTGAGCAGCTCCTTAAGTGGGTTTCTAAAGCAGATATGATTAATAGCTTTGATGAAGCCATATTCAGCCGGTATGTTGAGAGCATCATAGTCTATTCGCAGGAAGAAATCGGATTTAAGCTGAAGTGTGGGCTTACCTTAAAGGAAAGGCTGGTGAGATAAATGGCTCATACACCTTATGGCTATATCATCAAAAATGGAATAGCATTCATAGACGATAAGTTGGCGAACCAGGTAAAAGAACTGTTTCATGCCTATATATCAGGTTTCTCATTAGTGGATGCCGCCAAACGAGCGGGCATAAAGCGTTGCCATTCTTCAATCGCAAAAATGTTGACCTGCAAGCGATACCTTGGGGATGCCTTTTATCCACCGATAATTGACGAGGATACCTTCAAGCAAGCTGAAGCCGAGAAGATAAAAAGAGCCCGGATGCTTGGGCGAATACGAGAGAAGGCAGAACCCAAAAAGTCATTGGAGCGGATGCGTTTCTCTGCACCTTCCCCTGAAACACTTTATGAAGACCCTTTTACACAAGCTGAATATGCCTACAGTTTGATAGAAAGCGAGGTGATAGCGGATGGGCAATCTTAAGAATATAACCGTCATACCAGCTCGTGCTCGAGTTGGAAACACCGTAAAAGCAGAAGATAGGCCTAAACTGCGGGTTGCAGCCTACTGTCGTGTCTCAACTGACAGTGAGGAACAGGCCACGAGTTATGAAGCCCAGGTTGAGCATTATACGAACTATATTAATGGTAACGCAGACTGGGAGTTTGCAGGCATATACGCCGATGACGGCATAACGGGAACCAATACTAAAAAGCGAGATGAGTTTAACCGTATGATCGAGGACTGTATGGAGGGCAAAATCGACATGGTTATTACCAAGTCCATCAGCCGGTTTGCCCGAAATACTCTGGATTGTTTGAAATACATCCGACAGCTAAAGGATAAGAACATTCCGGTATTCTTCGAAAAGGAGAACATAAACTCCATGGATTCAAAGGGCGAGATCATGTTGACCATTATGGCTTCCCTCGCCCAACAAGAAAGTCAATCCTTGAGCCAGAACGTAAAGCTTGGCTTCCAATTTAGATACCAGCAAGGAGAGGTCCAGGTTAATCACAATCGTTTTTTGGGATATACCAAAGATGAAAACAAGCGGCTTGTCATTGTTCCTGAAGAAGCAGAGGTTGTAAAGCGTATATACAGGGAATACCTTGATGGAGCAAGTCTATTACAGATTGCGCGTGGTCTTGAAGCAGATGGTATTCTAACTGCCGCAAAAAAACGAAAATGGCGCCCGGAGACATTAAAGAAAATATTGCAAAACGAAAAGTACATCGGTGATGCTCTGCTTCAAAAGACTTATACCGTAGATTTCCTCTCAAAGAAGCGTGTTGTAAACAACGGTATTGTTCCACAGTATTACGTTGAAAACAGCCATGAACCGATTATTCCGCGTGAAGTTTTCATGCAGGTACAGGAAGAAATGGTGCGTAGGGCAAATTTGCAGGCTGGAAAGAGCGGCAAAAGACGAATCTATAGCAGCAAATACGCTTTGTCCAGTATTGTGTATTGTGGAGAGTGCGGGGATATTTACCGCAGGGTGCATTGGAACAATAGAGGGTGCAAATCCATCGTTTGGAGATGTGTTAGCCGCCTTGAGGAAAAAGGATCTGACTGTTCCTCCCGGACTATTAATGAGACAACATTACAAGAGGCAGTAGTGAAGGCGATCAATGAGGTGTTAGGAAGTAAAAATACCTTCCTTGCTGTTCTGCAGGAGAACATAGCGGCTGTTTTAAACGAGGATAACGATCAGACTATTCAAGAGATAGAAAGCAGGCTAAATGAGCTGCAGCAAGAGCTTCTTCAACTGGTCAATACAAAAGCAGACTATCAAAAAGTGGCGGATGAAATTTACCGTTTGCGCGATCTCAAGCAGAACATACTGGCCGAGAATGCTGAGCGTGAAGGCAAGCGGGAACGTATAGAAGAAATGATGAAGTTTATACATGACCAGTCTGTTGAATTACAAGAATATGATGAGCAGTTAGTAAGAAGGCTTATTGAAAAGATAACAGTATTTGATGAAAAACTAACTGTCGAATTTAGGTCAGGAGT